GCTGAATCAAAATCACCTGGGTACTGATCTAGTAAACTGTTCCAGGCTTGCTTAAAGTTAGCTTTACCGTTATCTCTAATCCAGTTAGCCATATCTGCCTTGAGTTGAACTTGCGGTGATGCTGGTGCAAAGAAACCATAAACAAAGCGTGTGCCAAGAATATTTAATGTTGTGTTCTTAACACGCTGACGATACTCTTCTTGTTCTTGAATAGTAGGTGGAATTAGTACTTTGTTCTCATCGTACTTTTCTTGTAGTCCGTGACCGCCAGCCTCTAAGTATGTAACCGCTTTTCTCCAAGCACTGGCATATTGCCCATCTCGTTCATCACTATTCATTGTTTCAAGCAAACGATTGACGTGTGCTGGCAGAAATGCTGATACAAACGGGCGATCTACTGCGTACTTACCTAAAGCCATCTGTGTAATGTTATCTGCCGCCCCTGGTGCGCCAGCAACATCTACCAAGTTGGAGATAACCTTAATTGATACACCTGATAACGGACCTGAGAAGGTAGGAATAATTGAATCTTGGTTTAATGATGGTGTTAGCATCTTAATTTGTGCGCCAAATTGTACTGGGAATGGCACCTTAAACTCTGCTGGTACGCCTACTGCTGTCATAGCAGCTTGCACTGCACGATAGATTGGCTCTATGCCAGGATAGACAAAGTACTTTTCACCTTGGTCATCCTCTTGAATCCATCCGTTGTGTGCAATACCGTCATATGTAAGGGCTGCCTTACGGATAGCCATTGGGTTGTAGGTAACAGCACGTGAAAGACGGCGATAGAAGTCCTCAGTTGCACGATAGAAACGTGAGAAGTTACGAGCGCCAAATGCTAACTGTGTACGGACTAATGGATTATCCACATACTGTAATACTTGTGATACAGCACGTTCTTCAATAAGTTCAGCAAACTGACGTTTAGCAGCAAGGGTTGCTTTAGCAACCTTCTTAGGATCTGCTTGATCTACTGTCTTAACAAAAGATTCAATATACTTGGCTTCAAGTCCTGAGTCTTTCATTTGTTTACGGAGTGTAATAATCTCGTTAAATACCATAGGCTGACGTGACATACGAGCGTTAGCTAAACCTAGCCAACCCCAGTTCTTGGTCATTAGTGATGCTGTTATGTTTCCTGACTCTGCAATAGGTACAAGAGCTGGCCCAAGCACATACGATGGAATATCATCAGCAACGGTTGGTAGGTCATCAAGTGACAATTGACCAGAAATTACAAATTCACCCTCATCATTTTGTGCGCGAATCTTGCTAAGAAGGTCTAAATTAATTTCCTTTTGACTATTGGCAGTGGCTCCACGTTTTTCAAAGATTTCAGCAGCGCGTTTGTAAATAATCTCAGCGTGTTGTTTTTCGTCAATACCACGTGCAGTAAGTTGTGCTTCTTTGCGGAAGGATGGGTTCTCATTTATCCAGTCCATAATCTTTTGTATAGCAATAGCTTTGCCTTCTGCTGTATTGCTAAGGTTAGCAATCGCAATAGCACCTAGTTCATCGTTTGCGTAGTATCGAATACGCATAAGCCAGGTAAGCATCGCTGCTTCATCCTGCGCTCCTAGTGATCTAGCTTTATAGGTTGCATCATCTCTAGCGCGACCAAATTTTTCTGCTCGTGGCTCATTGATAACCAAAGCCTCACTGCGTACACCGTGTGCGCGAGTAAAATTAACAGAACGACTAATCATATCGCCACCGGTAGCAAAGTTACTTGCACCTTCAGATACAAGAGATAGCGTATTATCTAAGTTTCCATAGATTAAATGCTCTGCAAGAATCTCTGCTTCTTCTTCAAACATAGGTTTAAGACCCATACGCTCACGCAGGCGATTGACACGACCTGATGTAAGAGATGTTGCCATAATGCGACGTGTTTGCTGTACAGCGCTAACTCCAGCAGTTGCGCGTAAAGTCTCAATATCTGAAGCAAGAGATGCTTTAATAGCAGGATCTGTTGTAACTTTGATCTCATCTGCCTTTAATTTTATTTCCTTACGTGCGTTGGCTATATTGCCATCAACAGCAAGGATCTCTGCTTCATACTTAGCAGCTTCCTTCTTATTAAGAATACGAAGAAATACTCCAAGTTGATTATCTACTATATTAGTAGATGTTCTTGCACCTTCTAATGCGGTATTAACTCTAGTTGATAGGTAACGACTTTTTGCAAGACCCCAAGGACTGCCACCAATAGCAAGGTGGACCATTAAGTCTTCGCCTGCGTTACGAATAGCATAACGAGGACCAGCAAGTGTAAAGAATGACCAATATCCAGTCATATTTTCTACCCAAGAACTATTAGCAGTACCCATAATTCTATTAATAAGACCAGATCGCGCTGCTGCGCGGTCAATATCTACAATACGAGGCGTTGACATTACTGATGTGTAATCAGATGGAATTGCACCAATGTCCTGAAAGTCATCACCAAAGTTGGCTACAGAAAACTTAGCGTCATCTTTACCGATTGTGGTGTTAATAATCTTTTGTCCTGCTTCGGTAAGGTTAAGTCCACGAGATTCAGCAATAGTACCCCAGAGACCTTTAACCATTTCCTTGCGCTTGCCGATGTCATCTATTGCTTCAAATGTTTCACCGATCATACGTGAATCTTCTTTTGTCATTACCAGACGTGCAAGGCGATATACCTGATCTGAAGCATTACTTGCCATAACATCAAATTTGTCATCTTTGAACATCGGAGCAATATTAAACTTAGCTTTGAATCTATCTAGGCGAGTAGCAACAGTCGCTGATGAGAAGCGTAACTCTTGGCTTTCTTTAACCTTTTTGCCAATTAGAACGCCATCTTCAGAAAGAGATTTAACAATTCCATCGGTTGTAGATGGAGCGCCATAAATAGCATCCATAATTTTAGGTGCAGACTTATCAATATTGATTATTTTATCAGCGCCTGTAACAAAATTAATTCTAGCTTTGCGTTGTGCATCTAAGCGTGGAAGAATCACACGCTTGCGACCAACTGCGCCCTTGATTAACTCAGTTGCTTCTTTTGTATTTTCAAGAAAGGCACGTGTAGAGGTTGCATCTACAACATTATTTTTTTGTAATAGACTGATAACTGCTGGACCAAACTCTGGTCCTAGTACCTTTAATTCATTTCGTAAAGCAACTAGCTCTGAAGCCTTAGCACCTGGAGTTTTTTGTGCCTTTGTGTAGGCATCTAGAGTTGCTCCGTATCTATTCCAAAAATTAGTTGCTGCGGGGTTTGCAAAATAGTCAGCAATCTTCTCACCCTTAGTAATTACATCAAGTGAATACTTGCCTATCACGTAAAGGCTACGTACCTTAGATGCTGCAACAAGTGGATCTGCAAATAAACGGTAAGCAGCATCCGTTACTCCAGATGTTATTCCGTACACTAAGCCATTTTTTTCTAATGACTCAGGAAGAATAAGGTTTGCATATTGACGGCCTGGGGAAAACCTTGCTTGATCTACTTCTAGTAAAGTATCGCTAAACAATTCACGAGCGCTGTCAATATCTGCAACGTTAGGTATAACTTTGTTTCGCGGATCTGACAACATAATATACTTTTGTTGTTCAGGAGTGGCAGTTGCAAATAGTTTGCCTACATCTTCACCAGATTTGATACGCATAGCAATATCTACAGCATCTTGACCGTACTTTAATTTTGCCTTTTCAATACGGTTCTCATTAAAAACCTTATCGCCACTATCACTTGCTTTATCCCAAGCAAACCCAATTTCACCTTGTGATAATGGGATAGCAACTGCACGATATGCTCTTGTCATCGCATCGGATACTTCAATAGCACCCTTAAATGCAAGGGTTAATGGGTTGTAATTAGCAGCGTAATGCCAAGTACTGCCAAGCCAACCACGAGATGGCTTAGTAATTGGGTCTTCTTGCCCATACTTGTTAACAAGATCTGTACGTTGGTCTGCTGGTAACGCAGCATACTTAGCCACTGCTACATCTTTAGGAAGATTAGACAGTTCTCTGTGTACAAAAAGTGATTTAACTAAATCATCAACTTGCTTTTTAGACTGACCTTGTAAGTTTGCAGCAAGTGCTGCTGTTTTTAGATTATCAGCCACTTAGTTACCTTGCGATAGGGCTGCTTGGTATAGAACTGCAATTTCACCAGTAGGATCGTATGGAAGCATTGATGATAAAGTATCTGAAAGTTTTACAGTTGAACTTTGCATACCAAGTATGTTAGATCCAGGTCCTGGACCCATATCTATACCTGATGTAATAGGTTCATCTGGTCGTTGGGTTGGAGCACTAAAAGGAATTGCTTGTGGTTGCATACCACCGGCACCACCAGTAGCTGAAAGCGGAGCGCCTGCTTGAATAGCGGCTGTCTCTACACCTTCGCCGTAACCGGCAGATGGAATATCTCTTTGTGGTTGACGCATATCGCCAGGACCGCCATCTGTACGTTGTGAAAACTTACCAGGACCAGAGAAAGTTGCTGGATTATTAGGCTTTTGATATCCGCCTTTACCTGCCATTATTCCTCCTTCATCATTTGTTCTAAATCTTCGTGCATCTCATCTATGCGAGATGCAAGTTCTGTTTCAAAGTTAGTGTGTTGATTTAATAGCCAGAGTAGTTCCTTAAAGAAACCTGCAACTGACATTGTTATATTAAAAAAGAATACTATTGATAACATTCCAAAATGAATAGGACGTACCGGAAGATTCATCTGTACCCTCCGGTACGCGCTATTGAAAACAATTAAGCCTTCTTTCCTTTGCGACCTGCTGGAGCGTATCCAAAACTTACATCACCACCTGCTGGCTTGGAGTGATCCATTTTGCCTTCGACTGCCTTACTTTCAGGTGCCGGTGCGTGTGATCCTTTATTCATATTCCACCTCCTAGTTATGCTGCGCCACCAATGGAGGCTAGTAGTTGTGCTATATCGGGACGAGTTTGTGGGCCAGCAGCAGGGGTTGCACCTTGAGAGGGAGGAACCTGCGAGGCAGCGGTGGGAACCATACCTGCTGCTGGAACTTGCTCTGCTCCCATAGGCGGCATCTCTGGTGCTGGCGGTGGAGCAAATGCTTTTTCTACTACAGTTTCTAACTGTTGACCTTTTTGGCGGCCTGCAATAACTGCTGCAATACGAGTGATAGCCTCTGTAGGATCTTGTCCCGCTGCTGCCATCTGTGGAATAGATTGTGCATACTGTGCAACTGCTACTCGCAGTGAGTCACGCATCTCTTCAATATCAATTCTTTGTTCTTCTTGGGTTACGTTCATATCAATTGGTAGTTCACGACGAGCATAGTCGCGGGAAACTAACTTATCGCTACGCATTTGTAGTAATGCGATAACTGCGCGGTTAGGATCCATACCAGACATAATGCCGTAGCGAACATCAATAGCGTAATCCTTGTTGATGTCTCTTGATGGTATGTATTTTAAGATGTATGGAGTTCCATCATCAATACCACGAATAGTTTTTTGCATTGAACCAAAAACTACTTCATCTACTTCTAGGCAGAGTCCAAGCAATTCAGTAAACAACCGAGCGAATTGGGCTTGAGCAGATTTAATCTGCGTATCAAAGCCTTCTTGTAGCGCCTGGACTCCGCGACCTGTAACGACAGATGCGTTGATCTGCCCTGAACGTGTCTCTGGATAACGAGCGCCAAGACGAAGTTCGCGCTCAAGTACACCAGACTCAGCAAATACACCCTGCGGAAGTTCCAATGGAACTCTACGGATTAACTGTGGGCTTGCTGAACGAAGAATAGCGTCAGGTCCAAGTGCCAACTCCTGCACATCTTGTGGGATAGCAATCGGTGCTTGAATAGATTTTTCTGCTGCTTGAATTTGTAGGACTGCAAATCTAGCGCGAGCAAGTTGTACTGCTAGTACATCATCAAACTGTCCACGAGCCTCACCATCAATAGAGAAGCGTTGTGCCACACGAGCCATACATTTACCAAATTGGTTTGGTGTATTGGAAAGAACGGTATTGTTACGACTTGGAAGAAAGATCATATCCTGATCTTTGTCGTGGTAACGAACCATATCAATATAGGTTGCGCTTTGTCCGTACTGTTGGCGTGGAAGAATCTCTTTTGCAAATTCTGGATACATAGCAGCCAAAGTCTCAGGGTCCATCTGGACTACCTGAGTTAAAGATACGGTACGACCAAAGCGATCCATCTCTGGATAAACACCAAATGGATTAAGCAAACGGATCTTTGGTGTATTTGTTTCATAATCTACTTCAACAATACCAGGTAACATACCGTAGGTATTAAACCAATCAGCACCGGAGTACATTTGGATCTGTAGTTCTGAGGAACTAGAGTAGTAGTTTACAATCCGAGTGCGGGTATCTGCACTCTTACGAGCAGCATCAGAGACCATATTAGATGCAGAACAGTTGAATGATGGCAAAGGTGCCATCGCTTCTGCTAGATCACGAGCAGCAACATCAATAAAGTTTGCGACTAAAGGTTTTGGATAATCCTCAGAAAACATCGCTGGATAGACTTTACCAATATCGCCTTGACGTACCGATAGTACATCCCGCATCCTTTGGTCACGAGCAGCGTAGCGCGATTGAAGACGCGATACCTTTGCTGCTACTTCTTTTGCTGTTAACAAATTAGTTCCTTACTTAGATTTCTTTTTAAGAGGTGATGCTTGGCTTGCACCTGCAACAGCAGACACTAAAACTGTTGCACCAACAACCTTGCCTACTCCTGGTTTTTTAGAAGACTTCATTGAGCCTTCACGCGCTCTAGCAGCCTCTGCTTTGGCATTAGCATAACGCATTGTATTAGAACCTTTAGTACGAATATTTGCTGTATTGCGTGTAACTTCTTTTTTTACAACACGGACAGTAGGTTTTTTAGTATTTACCTTAATTGATTTTTCGCCAGACCTGTTAATAAAAGGTTTAATTGCAAGTGTTTTGTCTTCTGTTTTAACAACTACATCACGCTTAGGTGAAGTTGCAGTTTTCTTTCCAGTTGCTGCTTTTGAATAAACCATTTTGCCAGAACCTTTGGCCTTATTTGCAGTCTGCAATACTTCCTTGCCAACTTTTTTTGCAGTTGCCTTAGCGGCTGCAATTCCTATTGCTTTGCCAACAGCAGCACCTGGGATTGCTGATGATGCAACAAGAGCAAGATTACCTAAATTTCTTATATTTTCTTTTGAAGGTAAAACAACCTTCTTGTTAGGATTTGCGGCAGCACGTTTTTTTTCTGCCTCTAAGGCTTTGCCGCGAGTAACGCGGTAATCTTCTTTTTTAGGTGCTGGCATTGTTATTCCTTAGTTAGATGAATTGTTTTTTCTGATCTTGTTGTGCTTCTAGCAGGTCTTCTATATTTACTACTGCGCGTTTACTTAACTCTGCCCTAGACAAGAATGGGTTTTTCATATGGTGTACGTTGTTGTTACCATAATTGATAATTTCTCTTGCTCTGATCTCACAGAACCAAAGAGCCATCACCATATCTGTCTTACCTTTTGTGGTGGGCGACCAAGTAACTAACTGCTCAATCATTGACTTAATGTTCTCAGTTTGATCGCTCGGTAGATGTATTAAGTTATCTCGATGGTGTTTACCATCTTCCTGCTTAGTGCCAAACAAAGTGGACATAGATGCCACACCAAAGCCGGAATCCCATTTGTTATTACCAGTATGGTGTTCTCTTAATCTCACACCACGATTAGCAAGATATTGTCTGATGCCTTCATCTTGAGTAAGGAAAGCCTGAAAGGCGTTCTTCTCAACTATCCACTCACTAGGGGCATAGGTAACAGTCCAGTCAAATATGATCTGACGAATCTGGGCCGGAGTAGGACGGGTAATTTTAATTGTGTCAACAATGTATCTCTTATATGTAGTGCGATCAATCGCATAACAGACAACTGCGGTATCTCCTACCATAGCAGGATCTAATCCACATACAGTTACAAAACCATTAGTAGACTTAGGATGACCAGGATGACCTGGTACTAACGGTCCAGACTTACGCATACCATCAATAGAACCACGCACAGATACCGGATCAAAGATTGCATCATCGGATATATCTTGTTGCTGGTAAACCAAAGCCCAAGTAGATGTATCCATTTGTTGGCGTTCATTCCACAGGTTCTGACCATTCCATCTAGGATATAGTCCAGTATCTGGGTGTTTATCTTCTTCAGTCTGTCCATCAAAAGGTACATCGGTATAAGGCCAAAGAGTTTCCCACTTAGTAGGGTCCTCATTTGTTTCTAATAACGCTGGCATAGCCAGGTAAGTCCAAGGAACTATTCCACCAGGGTAGCGATCTTCGTTGCGTAGTTCACGATACAGGTCAATAGCAGATACGCGGGTACCAACAATAATCAATTTACCGGTAGGGTTGAGACGGGATCTAACATCCTGGTTCAACCACTTGATCTGGCGTTCAAAGTCATTGGCATTAGATAAAGTAACTGCGTCATCTACTATAATCATATCTGCACGTTTACCGTAGATCTGACCGCCAATACCAACGGCTTCTATATTGGGATCCTTCTCAGAGGATTCCCGTAGTTCATCACCAAAGGTGACGCGAGTTGCCTGCCAAGAGGCACTCTTAGTGTTAAACCCTACGCCAGCAGCGTAGGCTGTCTGTAATTCTTCATACATTGGATGTGTGAGCCGATTTTTGATGGCGTAGAGAAAGTCAGCAGCCAGACGCTGAGTCTGGGATACTATAAGTATTCTAAAGTTTGGGTTCTGGCAAAGCATCCAGGTTACATAGTCCACAGTGATAGTCATAGACTTCGCGTGGTTTGGTGGGATGTTTAATAAGATACGACTGGGTTGGCCCTTTTCGTATTTCATAGATGGGTGGAGCCAAGATGGCTCACGTCCCTGGATCACATCTATTAAGTTCTTCTGGTGTGGAAAAGTCTGGGAGTGCAAGAAGCGCTCCCTGAAAGATATGAAGTCTAGGTCCATTACATCTGTAGATGCAAAGACCTTATCTCGTAGTCCTAGCCTGGTGCGATCGGCTTTGTCTGCAAATGCCCTATCGGTGCGCCGGTAGTATTCGTATGACTTAATAGATTTGCCCGCAGATTTGCAAGCCTCTTCTACTGTCATACCTTCTGCCACGCAAGTTAAAATAATTCGCTTGGCTATGTCGGCTGTATTTTCAGCCATTAGTCTCCTTGTGGATAAACCTGTGGATAACCGGCTGCAATTAGTTTTGCACCAGAGGGAAAATGGCTACAGAGGGATCATTGGAAAAATGATATAACTATCCGCACTAAAAAACGCCGGAGGCGTTATTAGGGGTTATTACCTCCTACGCCATAGGGGCTACGGAGGTTACACCGTAGTAGCCTTAATCGGGGGCTACAGCCCCAATCGTTACACTCCTGGGGCGTTCCGCCCCCTACTTATACTAAGGCGGGAAAAATACCCTATTTCCCGCTTTTGGAAAATATATCTTTAGAATGTGATGTAACTCACTATCTAAATACGGACATAGTAGTACATACAGCCCCCCTATTTAGTGTAGATATTTATTTGGGGAGTACCGCACAGGGCTACGCACAATTCAACAA